GAAATAGAAATAGACTTGTCTGAAAATGAAGGAGATACTCCTGAAGAGCAGAAGGATACATCTGTTCCAGTCACAGAAGTAGAATCTAAAGAAGAAGAAGAAGAATTAGTTGAGGTTGAATCTGAAGAACCAATTGAAACTGAATCAGAAACTGAAGAAGATGATACAGAGGATTCAAAGAAAGTATTTGGCAAGCGTGCTGAAAAACGGATAAAGCGCCTTGTTGCACAAAAGAAGGAACTTGAAGAAAAGTTACGAGCTGCAGAGCATGATAAAGCTGGTTGGTTCTCTCAAGCACAAGAACTTAATACTAAAAATAAAAGTAACGAGTTAAGTGCTATCAATAATTATATTGATAAATTAGATAGCCAAGAAAAACAAGCCATATCTGCTTTGAAGATTGCTAAAGAAAACGGTAACATTGATGATGAGATAAAAGCACAAGATGAATTAGCTTCAGTAAAAGCTGAAACATTAGTAGCTCAACAATATAAAGTTGCAGCTGAATCTCAAATAGAAAAACCAAAAAAACAATCTTCAAATAATTCTAAAGAAAAACCTAGATCCGCAAATCCTATAAATCCTTATGCACCAGCACCTGATCGAAAGGCTGTTGAATGGCAAAAGAGAAATAGATGGTTTGGGGGCAATGATAATACTTCTGATAGAATTATGACTCAAGCAGCATTAGTTATTCATAAAGAATTAACTGACGATGGTATTATTCCATCTAATGATTCTGATGAATATTATAATGAACTTGATGCTAGAATACGTACAGAATTTCCTGAACGATTCAAACAGAAGAATGTTAATAAGGTTCCGACAGTCGTAGGGGGATCACGTGCAAACCCTGGTAGTTCCAAGATTAAGCTAAGTAAAACGGAAGTTGAGATGGCTAATAGACTTGGAGTTGACCTAAAAGAATATGCACGCCAAAAACAACGCCAGTTAAAGGCGGGAGGATAATATGACAAAAGCAACTCAAAGCAGTCGAAAAACACGGGCATCGACAACTCGTAAAAAAACTTGGACACCTCCTCAGAAGCTACAAACTCATGAAGCTCCTGAAGGAATGCATTATAGATGGGTAAGACATGAATTGTTTAATCAATCAGATGATGCTAATGTCAACAGTAGAATCCGACAAGGATACGAACCTGTTAAACCAGAAGAATTAGGTGACGGAAATGTTCCTGATATTTTGGATACGGGTAAACATGCTGGCACAGTCCGATCTGGGGATTTAATATTAATGAAAGTCCCTCAAGAAATAGTAGATCAAAGAACTGCCTATTATGATAATCAAAATAAAGTAATGGGGCAGGCTTATGCTAGTGACTTGAAACAGGCAGGACAAGGCGACATGCGGGGCGTAGACGAATCAACTTCTACAGTTACTTCTGGTAGTTCAAGAGAAACTAAGTTTGAAGACTAAATAATTAGACATATCTAGTTATATAGTTTTCTTAATATAATAAACAATTAATTTTCTAAAGGAGGAAATTATGGCTGGATACGGTCTCTCACCATTGCATCACGCTGCAGGTGGACAAGTTCGGTTAAACAACTACACAGATATGAATGGTTACAGAATTGCTGCAACTGCTCCAAGTGCTTATTTTGAAGGCGACTTGGTTACTTACAGTTCAGGACTTCTTGTGACAGACATTGGCGGCGCATCTCCGGGTGCGGTCGTTGGTGTTTTCTGGGGAGCTGAATATCAGGACAACACAACAGGTGATGTAAAGTTCGTTCGTAGTATCGCAAATGGTACTGTGGCGAGCGCACAATATAAGGCATATGTTTATGATGATCCGTTTACAATTTTCAAAATTCAATCGGATCAAGCAGGAACAGGCTTAACGGCAGCGAACTCAACTGGAAAGCTAGTACAAATAGTAGCTTCTCCATCTGGTAACGCTTATACTCACAAATCAGGAATGGTAGCTGATGCTTCTACAGTAGCAACTACTAATACTTTCCCACTATCAGTATATGGTAGTGCGCAAACTGATGGTGCTTATACTGCAACTGGTACTACTATGGACATAGTCGTTAAAATTAACTCACACCAACACCTAAATGGCGCTACTGGCGTTACAGGTATATAATATCTAGGAGGATATAAAAAATGGCAATTACTAGAGGTCAAATCCTTAAAGAATTAGTACCTGGTTTGAACGCAATTTTCGGAACCGAGTACGCTCGTTACGAAAATGAACACGCAGTACTATTCGATGAGGAAACATCAAATAGAGCCTTTGAAGAAGAAGTTCTTTTCCCTGGATTCGGAGAAGCTTCAACTAAATTTGAAGGACAAGCAGTAAGCTACGGCAATACTGGTGAAGGGTATGTTTCTCGTTATACAAATGAAACTGTCGCTATGGCATTCTCAATTACTGAGGAAGCTATGGAAGACAATTTGTATGACAAGTTATCAACTCGATTAACAAAAGCATTAGCACGTTCAATGGCTTCTGCTAAACAAACTAAAGCTGCAAATGTATTTAACAATGCATTTAGTACATCTTACACAGGCGGCGATGGTCAACCATTAGTTTCAGGCTCGCATCCGCAAGCATATGGAACAAATGGATCTAACAAACCATCTTCTTATGCTGACTTGTCAGAGACATCTTTAGAAACTGGCTTGATTGATATCGCTGGTTACAAAGATGATAAAGGTGTTCCAATCGCAGCTCAAGGTCGTACGCTACATGTACCGAGACAATCGGTATTTATAGCAGAAAGACTAATGGCATCTCCATACAGACCAGGATCATCAGATAATGATGTGAATGCAGTTAAGTCTACTGGAATGCTACCAGGCGGATACTTTGTAAATCATAGATTTACAGATACAGATGCTTGGTTCATTAGAACTGACGCTCCTAATGGTACAAAGATGTTCACAAGAGCAGCTATTGCTACCAATATGGAAGGCGACTTTGAAACAGGAAACGTAAGATACAAATCCAGAGAAAGATATAGCTTCGGCTGGTCTGACTGGAGAGGTGTATACGGTTCTACAGGCGCATAATTAATTTAAGTAAGAGGGGCAGAAATGTCTCTCTTGCTTTTATTAAACTCTTGGATTAAACAAATTCTACTGGCTGGCCAAGCAGACTTTATAGAGACAGTAGGAACATTATAGGGGCTATAACCCCTAAAGGATTAAAAAATGGCGAACTCGACTTTTAACGGCCCAGTCAGATCAGAAAATGGTTTTGAACAAATCACTAAAGCATCTGGTACTGGTACCGTAACAACTAACTTTGATATCGATTCAAGTGGTAACGTATCAGGTACTGGTACTATGAAAATGACTGGTGCTACTAACTTTCTTAGAGATTATGAATCAATTACAGATGCTACTAAAACTTTAACGTCTGCAGATTCAGGAACAGCTTTTGGTTTTAATAGAGCAGCAGGTATTGTAGTAACTTTACCTACACCAGCAGCAGGTATTCACTATGAATTTTTTGTAGAGACTACTTTCACAGGAGCAGGACAAATTAAATGTGCTACAACTGATGGAACTGATGGTTTCTTAGGAACAGCTTTCTTGTTTGATACAGGAGAGATTGGTGAAACTGATAACTTCCACCCAGCATCATCTAATGATGTTATCGATTTAGGTGCGGTTGAACAAGGTTGGTTAACTGGTGGTTTCATTAGACTTACAGGAGTGAATACAACAACATGGTTTGTTGAAGCATTCTTGATGGGTGATGGAACACTAGCAACACCTTTTACAGATTCGTAAGAATCATAATAATAATTAATGGGGGCCTTCGGGCCCTCATGTTTCTTAATTAAGGAGGGAAACATATGGCAGATACAGTAACAGGGCCAGAAGTTTTACAAGAAAACGAAAAACGAGCAACAATAAAAATAGTTGTAGAATCAGACGGTACTGGAAGTACAACAGTATTTTATGATGCTTCAGCACGTACAATAGGCAGCTCAAGTGCTGCTACACGAGGAGCTTTACAAAGAGTTTGGTTTGCTTGTGATACAGGTGATGGAGGAGATTCATTTGCTCGTTTAGATTTTGAAGATTCAGATGGTGACCGTCCTTTGCTTGGTTTAACAGGAACAGGCTATTGGGATTTTAGAGAGTTTGGCGGGTTACCTCCAAGCACAGATGCTAATACAAATGGTGATATTAATATTGTAATACCAAGTCAAGCTAATGACGGCAATATGTACACAGTTGTAGCAGAGTTTATTAAAACTGGTTCAGTTTAATAATGGGCGTACAAACAAATAAGGAAGCAATTATTGAAATCAAAGGTGAACTTAGATTAGTACACGAAAAAATTGATACAATAAAAGACAACCACTTAGCTCATATGCAAACTGATATAGATAAACTTTCTAAATTTATTTGGGTTATTGGTGGTACAGTTTTTGCTCAAATGTGTTATTTGATTGTTCGCACCTTAATATAGGAAGGACAAAATATGGCCACATCAGGCACTAATACATTCAATCTAACGATTGATACTGTAATACAAGAAGCTTATGAAAGATTAGGGGTAAGCTCAAAGGGTGGCTATGACCTAATTACAGCAAGACGTTCTTTAAATTTATTAATGGTAGAATGGATTAATGAAGGTGTAAATTTATTTACACTTGATTTAGTTGAACATACCATGACTGAAGATCAAAATTATATTACATTTAGTTCTAATACCTATTCAGATATAATGGATGCTGTTTTATTAGATACTAATGCTGATCCAGATTCTGATACTCAAATAGAACGTGTTAGTCTAGCAGACTATTTACAAATTCCAACAAAAACAACAAGCGGTAAACCTTCTCAATTTTCTGTTGAGCGTAATGCTCAATACACAAGTTCAGGAGTAAACACACATAAAGTTTATTTATGGCCTGTTCCAGATCAAACATATTATAAATTAAAAGCATGGATGATTAAATATCCAGAAGATGTAGCATGGGCAGCTGCAGCTAGTGGTGATACAGCAGGTCAAGTTACTTCTCCATATATTAATTATAATCAACAAGTAGAAATTCCGAAACGCATGCTACCTGCAATGATTAGTGGATTAACTTTAAAGTTAGCTCATAAACATCCAGGTACAGTAGATATTAATAGACGAAATGAATTAGCACAAGTTTATGCAGCTGATTGGGAAAAAGCTAAAGAAGAAGATAGAGAACGTGTAAGTTTCTTTGTACAACCAGCGGTGTATTACTAATGGCACGATATACTAAAGGAAAACATGCAGTAGCTATTGATGATCGTTCGGGCTTTAAGGTCAAACATAAAGATCTTAGAAAAGAATGGAATGGTTATATGGTTCACAAAAATGATTGGGAATCAAAACAACCTCAATTAGATCCGTCTAAATATTTCAAAAAAACAACAAGTGATGTTGTACAAAATCCTCGTCCTGATACTTCTGATGATGAAACAATAGTAAAATTAGGACGATTATACCAAAATTATTCAGGAGTAATGGCTGCCTACAATGGCACATTACACACGGGGCCAGGTGGAAATATTGATTTAGTTGAAATACCTCCAGGACAATCTGCAGGCACATCTCTTGGTTCGTTAACATTTAATTCTGCAGAAAATGTTGCAGGTATTGCAGCAGGTACTAGTTTAGGTACATTAGAACAAAACTTAGCAGATCAACCAGCAGGTATTGCTGCAGGAACAGCTCAAGGTTCATCTGGATTATTCTTTGGAGCAACAGAATTACCACCAGGTATAGCAACTGCAACTGCTTTAGGTACAGTAATTGTTAATGCTGCTGCATTACCTACAGGTATAGCGGCTGGTTCAGCTCAAGGCTCATTAACTCTAGTAGTTAGTGGATATTCTCAAGGCTTATATGGTCAAGGAGCTTGGGGTTATGGACAACAAGGAGGGGCATTATAATGTTTACATATACAACTTTAGTACAAGCCATTCAAGATTGGATGGAAAACGATGCGGCAGAATTTACTGCAGCAACAGGATCAGGAATAGCTCCTATAGATTTATGCATACAATTAGCTGAACAGCGAATGTATAAAGAAATTGACTTTACTTCAGCTCAAAAAACAACTACAATGACGCTAACAGCAGATACTAATATAGTAGCTGTACCACAGGATTTAGTCGTAGTTCGTTGGATGCAGGTACAAAAGGGTGATTGGGTTTATGAAAAAGATGAATCTTTTATAAAAGAATATTGGAGAAGTGGAACATCTGCTACTCAAACTGATCAACCTTATTATTGGGCATTTACTCACGACGGATCAGCTTACACTTCTTCTGATAGGCAAACAAATTTTATCTTTGCCCCCACTTCATCGGTTGACAAAACCATTGAAATTAGTTATAATATAAGACCAGCAGGGTTGTCTTCATCTAATGCAAATACGTATTTAGGTGATTATTGTGGAGATACCTTGTTATACGCTTGTCTAGCAGAAGCTGCTACATTTATGAAAGCAGATCAAGAGTTAGCTAAGTATCAACAATTATATCAGAGGTCAGCACAAGTGTTAGCCACTGAAGAACAAGTAAGAATGAGAAATTCTACACTACTACAAGGTGAACTTAACGAATTATCAAGAACAAGGGAAAATAGATAATGGGAATTACATCAGCAATATGCTCAACATTTAAAAAAGAGCTCATGACTGCTACGCATAACTTTACTGCTACAAGTGGAAATACAATGAAAGTTGCTTTAATTAAAGCAAATGCTTCACAAACTGGTACATACAGCGCAGCAACTACTTCATATACAACAATAACAGGCAACTCGGATGAGTTAGCAAATGGAAATGGATATACCACTGGGGGTAATACATTAACAAATGTTACACCAACAAATGGTACTAGCACAACTACAACTGCACTTACTGATTTTGCAGATTCTTCATGGACAAGTGCTACATTTACTACTAGAGGTTGTGTCATTTATAATGATTCAGCATCTGGTGATCCAGCTGTAATGGTTATTGATTTTGGTGCAGATTATTCTGTAGCAGGCGGAACATTTACAATTCAATTTCCAACTGCAGATGAGTCTAACGC